TAGCTCTATCTTTTGCTGAAAATCTAGTATTTATCCCTGCTTCTTTTCCACCTTCAAATATTTCTTTCTGACTGCCGAGCCTCGCATCCTCTTTGAAATCCTTTAGATCCAGAGCTCGTTGTTTTTTTTGTTGCTCTGATTTTCTTCTTGCCGCTCGGATTGTTTGCGCTTTTTCATCTCTTTTTTCCTGTTTTATAGCGGCAGCCTGAGCGTCTAATTTGGCTTGTTCAATATCCCGCTTATCGAGATTTTTTTGTAGTCTTGCAAATCCAGCAAAACCTTTCTTACCCTCTCCAGTAGCCACTTGAATACCGCGTTGATCAACAGCTGCGAAAGTATTTTTTCCTGAACCTGCGGTAAGACTTTCAAAACCTCCTGAAGCTCCTCTATTTATTAGGTTTTTCCTAGCAATTGTCTTAGATGGAGCATCGGTAGATATTAAAGAGTCAAATGCTGATCTTCCGCGATTTTGCTTGGCCAATGTACTGAACCTTTCTCTTCTAGCCGATGGGTCGGAAGTATCAAGGTAAATATCCTTACCCCCTCTTTTAGCGATAGCACCAGCCGTAGCGGGTAAAATTTTGTTCTGACTTCTACTGGAGGCCCCTGCTGGATTCTTACCAGCATTCTTTCGGAGCCATTCTTTATCCTTATTAGTCAGGGGTAACCCGTTTTCTAGTTTACCTTTTATAGCGATTTCTCGTGTGCTTCCTGCAGCGAAATTAAATCCTTTCTTATTTAACATCCCGCCTTTCATCATTTCTTTGTTTAAAACAATGTCTCCAGATTTATTAGGGATAATGAGCTCTTCGCTATTAACAACCGCTGGACCCTTTTTACCTCTGCCATAATTAAATTTTTCAATAACTTGGACTCTTGCTTTAGACGTAGCACCTCCTACATTTTTATTAATAGCATTTTGCTCTCTAACAATTGCATCTGGTATTGTTCCTTCCGCCTTAGACCCCACTCCGCGCCCTAGCACTCTTGAAGTAGCCGTCTGCCTCATAGTATACCCAGAGCTATCAGCCGCTATAACCAAGCCCTTCTTTCTTATGGCATCTGCAGTTCTGACATACTGTAATTCTTGAGCTGTTTGAATAGCAAGCTGTTTTTGTAAAATCCCAAGAATAACTCTTTCTTTTTCAGCTTGCGAAGTGGCTAAAGTAAACTGCTTTTGCTCCTCAATAGTACCTTGTTTTAACAGGCTTAAAGTAGCAGCTTGATTCTGTTCTCTATTTTTTTGACCCTTGTTAACCCCAGTTAATGAAAGTAAAGATGCACCACCCTGAATTAATGTGTTAGAAAATAGATTTTTAATAACTGCAGCAGCAGCAACAAGTCCAGGTCCAGTTAAAACTTTTGCGAAGCCTTCTGCAGCATCACGTAAAAATCCGAATTCTTTGGCCCCTACAATAGCTTTATTTAAAATACTAATTAATGCATTAGATCCAGAAACTGTATTTCCTTGAAAAGCTTCTAAAATGGAATTGATGTTTAAAACAAGATCTTTAATTGCTCCACTAGTCCCTAGCTCTCCAACACTATTTAGAATTTTCCCAATACTAGCACCAATTGTCTTAGATAACCCCCCAATAGTTTGATTGTATGCTTCATTTGCCTTGTTAGCTTCATTAGTAGCTTGAAGTGATTTTAGGGCTGCAGCATCAGCGACGCTATATGAGTTAGATAAATCATCGAATGCAGCAGATAACTTGGAAATTTGAAACTGCCCTGCAGCTGCAACTCCAATTTGAGTCGCTAAACCTTGGTTATTGGCATTTTGGGCTGCTTTATAAGCAATTGCGACTTGACGCAATTTTTCAAATCCGTTTGAGCTTTCATCTATTTGAACGCCCAATGCTTTTAATTCGGCGACGCGAGTCGGTAAATTCAGTCTAGTAAAAACGGTCTTAAGACCTTGACCAATAGTTGCGCCACCAAGACCAGTTCTCTGCTTAATCGCAGTGATAACGCCCAATAGCTCATTGAATGAAACCCCAGCACCTTGAGCTACAGAAGCAGAACGAGCTAGTGCACTAGCTAAGTCATCCGAAGAAACGGCAAAAGATGTTTCAACAGCACGGAGCTTATTGATGACTTGAGTAGATGTTAAAGCTTCCCTTTGGAAACCATTAATAGTTGCTGTAAGTGCGGAAATTGCTTCATCAGTTTTTAAAGTAGTTAATCGAGTAAGAATTAAGGCATCACTAGTACGTTGTAATGTTTGCTCAACCGATAAACCCTGACGGGCAAATTCTTGAGCAGTTTGCGCTACTTGCTGGAAAGACTGGCCAGTTTGTTTTGCAACATCAAACAAGCTATTCCCAAACTGTTTAATTGTACTGTTAGATTGACCTAAAATACTGTTAATGGATGTAAGTTGCGATTCAACTTCTATAATTGTAGTTACTAGTTTTACGAAAGACCTTCTAACTCCCTCAATAACTGCAACAGACGCCCCGAACGCAATAACACGGGCATTAGAAGCTTCTAGCGATTTGGTAAACTCGTCAGCCTTGCCAGTAATACGACCCAAGGCCTGCTCTCCCTTTCGGGTGCTTAAATTGACCCCTTTACGTTCGAGTCTGCGGACAGCCGTATCGACTTTCCGATTTAAATTTCGCGTATCCGCTCCTACTATAATTTCTAAATCACTTTGAGCCATAACCTAAATATTATTACATCAAATATTAAACAAAGTGAAAAAAAATCCCACTGTTTCCAGTGGGATTTAATAATATATTTGAATAGAATTCTAAACGGCAGTACCATCGAGGAAAATTCCTCTGGTTGTATCATTAGAAGCTCCAATCGGAACTGAAAACGATACGGAACCGTTTCTGTCAGAGCCGATATCTACAGAGGTATTCTGACTTTCGAAGAACGCGCCTCTAACATCAATCTTGAATGACTCTGTGTTTGTCCCAGCCGTGCACGGGCTTGCAGTAATAGCAAAGTTGTAAGAGTTAATATTACAATTATTGAAAATATCTGCGAGACTACCCTCAACCAACTCAGATACTGCGAAATCCATAGATACGGTTGCAGTGATAGGTGTTTGAAGTGGACGAGCAAACACGAAGTCACTACCGAGTCTTTCCAGTGCTTCACGAGGGAAATCAACAGAAACTGAGAATGACTGGATATTTGCTTGGCTAAGATCTACACCTAGCAAATCACTTGGTAAACCAGTAATAGCAATATCACCCTTTTTAATAACTGTTGGCATCGCGCTAGTTCCAGTTGATGCAACGGGGAGCGTATAGGTTTGAGCAATAGCAGACCCATCAATTGGGTTAATCGCTGGCACATCAATTGATCCATCAGCAGTTTCAACTGAGTAGTTTGAGCCTTCTACGGAAACACTAGCTTCCATGAAACCACCAACAGATGCGGAAACCGAGTAAGATGAAATAAATCCGTTTCCGATACCTATAACAAAATCGTCTGAAGTAGTTGTGTAACCAACTGCATCTGTTCCTTGCTTTGTATATAGTGCAAAATAGTTCTTGTCATCTTGAGTTCCGTCCAAAAGACCGCCAGCGATAGAGGTACTACCATCAATTGGTAGTCCCAATGCGTCCTCGTTATGTCCGTCAGTTACATAGTATGTAAACTCCATTGTAGGAGTAGGAGAGGTGTTTAAAACTCTGTCCAAAGCAGCTGTGCTGCCGAATTGATTAACATCCTCCAAAGGGATGTCGAAAGTATCACTAACAGATTGGATACGGTGAAGTTGTGCTATCGAAGTATGTACTCCAGTCGCTGGTGACGGGCCTACGAAAAGTCCAGCCGATCCATATTTTACTTGTGTTCTAGCCATAATTTAAAAATAGTTGAGGGTTGTATTTAATATTACAAATTTTTTGGTTTAATGAGAAATTAAATTCTTGGAAATTTATAATATAACAATCTAAATTCTGCATAACCTAAATAAAAATTATCTCTACCCTTAGATGACATTTTGGTGGTATTGGTTATAACTCTATCTACAGTCGCTTTCTGTATCGAATCTGGATACGCCGAATATAAGCCAGTATAATTAAATTCCCCATTTTTCAAATCTCCATAAATATTGAAAGGTATATCTTGAAAATCTATAACTGGGAAGCAAGTTTGATTTAGGTCTTCAAAAATACTCAGTGCTCCATCCATTAAATAGGCATCATCTGAAATTACAATGGCTTGATAGTTTGACTCACTCTCGTCCATTCCTCCGAAAGCGAAGGGAGTATTCTTGCCATCTTTATGGCTCAAAATAATACAGGGAGCATTAATCTTTAGATCATTCGACCCGTCAATGAAGTCTATAGGGTCTTGCGCATTAAAAGATTTCTCCACAAATAGCTCCACATCCTTTTCATTCCTAAAATAAAAGTTTAAATCTTTCTTGGCGTAAACCCCTGATATTTGGGTAATCCCGCTATGATACGCCCCCCCATTCATAAAGTTTAAATTAAGTCCGCTAACACCTCTATCAACAAAATTACCCGCCCCATCAAAAACTCCGTTAGGAATAACAGCTCCCGAAATGGAGGAATCATAAACCCATTGGGCGGCAGGACTAGATGAAAAATCTAATCCATTAAATAATATTTGATCAGAAGGATAAAGTTCTCCAGTTATATTTGTGTAAGCTTGTCCCTTGCTAATAATCTTATGTTCTAAGAAGAAAGCTAGGCTTGAGCCTAATTTATGTTTAAATTGTGGATTCATAATTTATTTTTTTGCTAAATTTTCTGAGAAATACTTTCTAATTCTTTCGATATAACCATCATCCTGTATTGGTGTGATTGGATCTTTAACATTTCCCTTGAGCTGATAACCGAATTCTGAGCGACCTTCGCCCGGTTTATAAGCGAATTTTTCTACTCCACTCAAGCCTCTTTCAACCCCCTCGACCCAAGTTTTTGATATCCAAGGAAGATTTAAAATATATTCTGAATAGATATCCTTAGAACTGGGAAATTTTACTTTAAATTTATATGTTGCTCCTCGCGAAGATTTTCCCGTTCTGGTTCTGACAGTGCTCTTAGAAGTCATACCAATCCGGTTGCTCATAGCCCGTTTTAAGTTTTCTACTGGCAGTTCCCCTTCTTCGAATCCAAAATAACCAATAGTTTTTGGGTCTCCTTCTATCTTCTGGGATACGGGATCAGAATCGATATCATCATCTAACATTGATTTCGCGATGCTCAACTTGTTTTTAGCTTTACGCATCATAAAGTTTTTAGCTTTCTGACCCGTCAAACTTTTTTGGACTTTAGCATCTATTCTTCTCTGAAAAATCGGCATAGGTATTATTACACAAAAATACCCCTCTGGAGAACTTCACTACTTTATCTCTTCAAAGTAAAATTTATAAAAATTATCCTGCAAAAGGCCGTGCTTTAAAGGTTCCGATCTACGACTGTACCACCTTCCGTCCCACTCGATCCTTTCTGCGTCTTCAAGTAGAGAGTTGCCTGTTGAATCCGTAATAACCTTCAATATTGTCTGAGAAACTTCTGGTAACGGCTCTGAATTGCTTCCGAAATTTATTTTGTAAAAATTTTCAGATCCATTAACAAAAGATGTTCTGGCATAAAATAGTCCGCTCTGCTTTGTAGTAACAACTTCGGTATTAAGCGGCGAAGCCCCATAAAATGCATTGTGATTTATATTATGAGAGACCACTGTCTGACCACCTTCGGAAACTGCATAAAAAGGATTTCTTTTAGCAAAGTTATAATGAAGTTCCGAGAATGCCTCGTTTACCAATGACTCCTGCTCTGCTGATAAATAACTCATTATTGCCAGTGTCCACTCCAGCTCTGCTTTGTATCTCTTGGTCCGCTCCTATTATGCTTCCACAAATTTGCCAAATCATTGGCTTCTCGATCCGAGTCTTTAGCCAAATCGTTATAGGCACGAGCAACATCTTTATTATTAACGAAAGAAACGGATGATTGATCGTCTTTAAGAGATAAAAGGTTATTATTGCTAGTCGAAATCAAAGAGGTTCTAGCTTTATTTTTATAATAAAACCCGTAATATATAGCTTTTAATATATCTTTTTCGTCGTGCCCAAGCTGCGGGGAATAATCACCAGAATCGTAAGAGTAGAATGTTGAAATTTTATTGTTTAATTTGCCAACGTTCGACTCTAACCAATAAAAAATACTACCAGTCGTAGGATTAGCTGGTGATTCCAGTTCTTGATGTATTTCATAGGCTACGCCTGAAAGTGGTTGAAATTCTGCCATGTTCATTATTACACAAAAAGGCGAAGATGGAGAAGCTTATTGGGCTTGCCTCTTTAATATTCTAAAATATAAGTCGGCAATGTTTTAGGGCTTGTAGGCCCAATTCATTAAACTAACATCTCTTTTAGAAGGGCAAAGAATTTTGCCTCCATCTTTCTTGATAGTAGTTTTTTCTCCTTGTTCTGCGCCTTTCATCCGAGATACAAAGCTTATTGTTCTATTCGCAGATTTAACGTCGCTCATTGTCCACTCACTCTTCTTTTTGGATAATAATCTCAAATTTCTTTCAATTGGCCCACGAGACAGACTGGCAGTTTTGCTACATGGATTTTCTGACCATTTCTTTAAGGAGCTATAGCTCATATTTACAGTCTTCTTGTATTTACTGTAAACCTCAGAAATTTTTTCTTCACTATCTTCTGCGATAATTTTTTCAGTTTCTAAACCAAACTCTTCACAATAATTGCTGTAATCCTTATCTTCTGCTACTTCGAATTCCCAAAGATCCAAATTAATTTCATAGCCCTTCACGCTTTTTTTAACTTGCTTGTCGCTAGGCTTCTTACCTTCTTTATTGGTTTTGCCTCCTCGCTTTTCATATTCTTTTAGAATCCACATATTCTTTACATAGGAATCCTTTTCGAATTTTTTATCAGCTTCTTTCTTTACTTTTTCGTAAAGATCTTCATTAAGATAAGTTATTTTTGCCATAAAGTTTGTTTTATTTACCCTTAGCTAAGATTCTTTCCAATTCGGCTTGTTTTTTCTTGGTCAATCTTTTCTTTTCTCCAGCCTGTGTAATCTTCTGGCCCGTTTCTTTTCTAAAGGCCTCCACACATCGCTTCTCAAAGCTTGGACGGCCTTTCGTGCGGTTATTGGGTCTTATTCCGTATTGCGACATGCCATGCCTGTAAAGCGAGTCTACGTCCATCTTGGCAATCTTGCATGCGTAATCTACTGCTCCAGAGCAATCTAAAATTACTTGTTTATTCCCTAGAGCCTTATTAAGCTCATTAACTCCTATTCTTCCATTTATTTTCATGATTTTCCTTGGTTTTACTTACACTATTCTTTACAGTTAAAATGTTTTTTTGTGAAATTTATTGATACTCTATGCCTTTTTAGTGTATAAAGTTTTTTCAAGAAATAGACAATAAAAAAGCCCACTCCGAAGAGTGGGCTTTAGTAAATGTTTTAAATACCGATTAAACGATAAGACCAAACAGGTTACGAGGCTCTACTGCAAGATAGCCAACTTCCGCTTCGCCCCACATGCCAGTCTTACCCTCACGAGCAACAAACTGATCATCAGGAGAAACATTGAAGTTTGCACCAGTTTCGCCGTCTTCGATTTCAACCTTAAGGAGGCCGTTAACATCGACTTTACGAGAAAGACCGAGAACGAACTCTTCAGTTGCACCAGCAAAGCCAGTAGCTGTAGCAGAATCGAATTTTTCACCAGCATCAGGATATTCAACCGAACCAGCAAGAGTATCGAAGATAGTATTGAAATCTTGTCCAATACCCATTTCGTTAAGCTGGATGATTTCAGTTCCGTAGATGGAAGGGATACCACCAGAAGCATAAACGCTTTCACGAACGCTATCAGGAGCAGCAACTGCTGTTGATTCGTTGCTATCAGGAACACCACGAGTATTCATTGGCTGATAAGCAATTGCACGGATCTCTTCTACCATTTCAGGTGACATGATCAAAGTATCGATAGCACGAGTGCTATTGTCGATACCCGATGGTGTATCACCAAGGCCAGAAGTAAGGATACGAGCAGCCATTGTTTGAAGACGGTTAAAGTCATCAAGTCCAAGCTGACCTGCTGTGTTCGAGCGGATAAGGTGTTTGCCACCGTTAGTTGTCGAATTTGCAAGTGCATCTAGAATTGGCTGGATACCTTGGCGTTTCATCTTGAAGCGGACTTCGTTGATAAGCTTGCGGATACCATTCTCTGCGTGGGAGATACGACCAGCCTTAAGATACTTCTTATAGAACGCAATTGCGGAACTAATGAAAGCAGTGCTGAAAGCAACATCGTCTGCACCAGTAAGTTGGTTGTAAGCAAGATCTCCAGGGCGACTTGAGAACGACACACGAACATAATCTGCATCAGAGATGTTGTGATAGTCATCAAGAGGGATAGTACGAGGCTCGTACTCACCAACAGAAAGAGTGTCGTAGAAACTATCGATTACGTTTGTTTCATCAAGTACTTTCTTGGCAAGAGGACCGACAAGACGGGCGAATACTCTCATTGCTTCACGAGATGCTTCGTTATCACGAGATCCCATAGCTTTGATAAGTTCGATATGTTCAGGTTTTTCTTTTAATTTAATTTTCATATAAATAATTCCGTTTATGATTAGAGGGTTAATTCGATGTTAACATCGCCTTGGCGAGTTCCAGCAGAAGAAAGAACTTTTGCTACAACAAGTCCAGCACCAGCGGTAGCTGGATTGACGACTCTGAATCCACCATTAGCACCAGCAGCAAGGCCAGAGCCGGGCTGAGGGTTGCCATTAACAACACTGCTGCTAATCCAGAAGTTACCGCGAGTAGCGATTTGGATTGGCTTGCCAGAAGCAACGAAGCCATTCTCATCAGCCCAACGTTGGTTGAAGCCATCGATCTTGTTGCCGTGGTTGTCAGTAAGTGCAGTTCCTTCGAGTGTGATACCGAGGATACCAGCAGCCAAATCGCCACTAGTAGTTAGTTCAACAGTCCAAGGAGATTGGAATTGATTAGAGAAGACGCCATCATTAGAAGCGCCAACTGATTGATTTTGAGCGTAGTAAGTGTCGCTGTCAGGGTCAAAAGTTTTAACCTTGACAAGATCACCAGCTTCGCCAGTAAAGTCTGCTCTAAGATGCGAACGAATGTCGTACGGAGAGATATTACGAAGGGGTTTTAGTTTTAAGTCTTTGAATGCCATAATTTTTATTAGTTAAATGTTATTACAATTATTTTTTTACGATGTGAAATTATTTTCCTTCAAGCTCTAATTCGAATTCAGTGAATTGATCTGCAAGGGAAACTTTTTCTTCATGTTGGGTCGATGCTACTTCTTGTTTTACATCTTCTTGTGCAGATGCAATAAGCTTTGCAGCGTCTTCCTTTTCACGAGATTCTTTTTGCTCTTCAGTTTCTTCAGTTGAAGATTTGGCTTTAATAGCTTCTTCTTCTTCTTCTTGTTTCTTTTTCATTTCTTCGGCTTTTTTAGCTTTATAGTCTTTAGACTTTTCTTTAGCAAAAACCTTGAAATCTTCGAGCCAAGCATCGTAACCACCTTCGTCAAGACTCTTGATTTGTTTAGCAATAACTTTAGAGTCATCAGCTTCAAGATCATAATCTTTTTCTAGTGCTTCCATACGTTCGCTGAAAATGCGAGTTTGTTCTTCCGCGACAAGTTTGGCTTTAATCTCTTTCAGTTCTTCTTCAGAAGCTTCGGATTTCTCCTTAAGCTCTGTAAGTTCTGCTTCAATTTTAGCTTTTTCTTCGGCGGCCTTTACTTTCGCTTCTTCGAGTTCTTTCTTCTCAGTAGCAAACTTGGCGCTCTCATCACGGATCGCATCAGCAATTGCAGAAGCAGTTACTTTATCGAAATTCGCTTCAAGAGAGGCAAGGAGTTTATGATCAACTTCTTCGCTTTCGCAAACAGAAGCTAATACAGTTTTATAATCTTCTTGATTTTTAATTTTCATAGCTGTATATTTCTTTACATTTATTTTTTTTGAATGTGAAATTTCTTTTTTCTTTTTACTTGTTCTTTTAACTTCTTGATCTTCATAATCTTTTGAAGCTTCTACTTTAATTTTCACATCTTCTTCTGTTTCACTAGTAAGGATACCTTTAACATCAGCGGCAGGATTGCCTACTATACCAGCTCCCAAAAATAGTTTCGGACCTTTTACTAGACGGTAAATTTCTTTACCCTCATATTCTCCAGAGCCGCCGTTATCTTTTAAAAACGGAACACGCTTTTCTATTTCAGATTCATCATCAATTATTTGTGCTTGATTAACAAATTTTGAACCTTCCATGATCGCGAACTCTTTGAAATAAACTTCCCAACTGAATGATGCTTGCCCATATTTCAAAGAATTTTTATCAGAAGCTTCTACAAGTAATTCGGCCAAATCTGGGTTAATACTGCGCCAAACAAAACCGCCACCAGAAGCAACTATTGGTTTGTTCAAATCTTTAATATCTTCTTCTGGAATTAAATTTCTTTCATTCGCATATTCACGGAATCCATAAGAGAAAAGAGATCCGACGACAACATCTTCATCATGTTCAAGGTTCAAATATTTATGAGGAATTTGCTTGGCCAGTGCTATTGTATCTTCAGTTGTGATTGCATGCCCATTTTTATTAGCCATCCCCCCTACCCATAAATCAGCAGAAATATACAGAAGGTCTTTGTTCATCTCTATTTGTTCTTTAGGTACATCAAGCAATGCTTTCAAAGAATCTAAAGATGCCAGTGCGAGATGTTCATCTCTTTCTTTCGGATGAATAACTTGGTATTCCGCAGTTATTTTTGTGGAAAATGGATAATCTTTTTTAATTTGATCTTTATTCATTAGTAAGTTGCCTCTAAGGATTTGCCTTCATAGCTTGCATAGATTGTACGCTTCTTAACTTCGTAATCTTCCCCCATGCCCAAAGTTTCAATCGCTGTTTGCATTTGAGATGGTGTTTGGGGGTTAGGTAAGTGACCTTCTTTATGCTCGTAAAGAGCTTTTGCCAAATAATCGATACGCTGATTCATCCAACTCAACTCTTTATTAATAGAAGAAGACATGCCTTCCATACATCTGGCAATCTTTTCGTCGATCTCGTAACTGGAAGTTCCAGATCCCTCTGGTCGATCGGAATAATCATAAGCTAAAGTAACAGTCCCATCGCTATTTTCCTCTATTGACCCCTCTACTTTCTGCTCCTTTTGAAAAATTTCTGCCACAATTGAATTACTAAATTTTAATTTATTCATAAATTTTATTACAATTTTTGTTCATTTTGGTGAAATTAAAAGCACTCAGAGTTATCGATGGTATTATAAAAGTAAAATTATTATATTTGTTTCACTTTAATTGCTTGGTGCATCCCTGCGAGAATGCCAGACTAAAGCGCCCAGAAAAGCGTCTAATTCAAAATCATCACAAATTTTATCGATCTCTTCTTGCATCTTTGGGTCCTCATCAATTGATTTGTTTTTAATCACAGAGGCAACAGCTTTTCCCCACTCAGTTTTTTTATAATTTTCGACAACCTTTTTCGCAATTGAATTGGCAAAATCAACTTGGGAATCTGTAAGTTTCTTAACCTTGTAACTACCCTTGAGTTTTTTAATTACATTTTCTTTAATTTTATCCATCTCTATTAGACAAGATTGTATTTCCTTCAGGGAGATACCCCCGATACCGCCGACAACTCTGCTTTGTCTAGGTCCGCCAATCGGAACGCCACTACCAGCTGGTCTTCCTCTTTCTTTTTTTATTTCACTTTTACGAGATGAACCAGAATCCTCATCTGTTGGGTTGTAATTCATTTGTGGTTCATAAAGGCTATCGTTTTTCAATTTACGATACTCTTTTTGATTTTCAAGGCTTTCTGATTTTTCTGGGAGAATACCATCTTCGATTGCTGTATTTAACTCTTCTGGAACCAAAAATCCCAATTCGGCCATGCGAGTGTAAACCCTGTTCATTTGGGTTTGGTCTTCAAGGCTAATAGAAGAGAGTTTTACTGTCGGAGGGTTTGTATATCCCATAGCTTTGCAAATATTCCCGATTTCCCCTTCAATCCATTCTTTGAAAATAGACTGCCCCCTCTTAAGTCGCTGGCAAAATACCCTAACTTTAGTCATTTGGTTGGAAAACTTCTCGTTGCTGCCAAAAATTGACTGCAATCCTTCGCGAATATCCTCATTTACCTGAGCATATTTTTCAACTCCTACAACTTTGGTAATATCTGGAATAACATATTCAACTTCAGTAGTGTAATCTGCAACAAGAACTCTCTGGGTTGACTCATTATTAAAAAGCTGCCTCATGTAAGCTAAATGCTCTGGGTTGGGAGGCACTTCGTTACCGTCAATTTTATAACCTCCCATAGTGACCTTAAGAATCATATTCTCCAAGGTCTTTAAAACTTTCCTATCAGCCTTTTTCATTTCAAGCTTTAATTCAATATCGTCTAGGACTCCATAAAAAAGTGGTACTGCAAAATATTCGTAATCTTGTTTTTGATAAAAAACAGAACTCACGTCTTTAAGAGGTATATAAATAGAAGATGTTTGAGATATTTCAGAACTATTTTTAATCGCTTGTTTTATTTCTGGACTTAATTTTTGATACAAAATCTTCTCACTTTGAGTTTGCGGATTTTTCAATCTTTTAATTTCGTAGGGACTTAAAACTTTATAAATGTCCCTGTCGTTTGTCAAACCCCCATATAAACTTACTTGGGCTGGATTAAGAATCGTATATTTTACTGGTATTTCCGCACTAGATGCATGCATCTTTAAATCTCTAGCATCTTTCATATTGATCTTCCCTTTCATCGCATACGGGAAAACGTTACAAGATCTATACAATTCTCTATAAAACTGCTCCGCAAATCCATCTATATTAATAGCCTTTAGCCAAGTCTCGCAAAAATTTTTAGCACTCTTATTGGGGGACGATAATTTAATTTTTGACATAGAGAATTCGACCATAGCTTCAATGGTGTTGCGGAATAGCTGGAATTCCTCCCAAGCTTTTTGACAAAGCCATACGGTCTCATTAATTGTAATATAGCCTCCATTATTTTTATAAAGATTCCCTCCACCAGTTAAATTGGGGAACCTAATCGATAGCTGACTGTTAACCCCTAGAGAGTCTAATCCTCTGCGACTCAAACCACCTTCTACCCATTCGCTACCAGCGAATCCAACCATTTTGTTATAATCTTCATTAGAAAAGTCAGATCCCAGTGACTTTGTCGGTTCAAATCTCTTCTGCTCATAATATTTCTTCCTATTAGTAAAATAAAGATTATCTGCCTTGTAATTATTTTTTGCCATGACAAATGTTACATTCAAAGTGAGATTTTGTGAAAATAATGAAGGTAAAAAACAAATTACACAAAGTTTTTAATAAAAGGCTAGTATAATATGCGATATTAATTTCTACATTTTTCAAAAATGTGTAATACTAATATATGGCAGATTTACAAGATTTAATTAAAAATGGTTTTTACCTTGTAGGTTTTATAACTTTGTTTGATGTCAATATATAGCCACCATGCAAAATCTTAAATTATTACAGAGCGAAATACATACTTCCTTTAATTCAGGTCTTTTTGGGTCTGGTATTTTTGAGGATAGAATTATCTCTTTAGCCTCTGGCAATCCTGTTTCACACGAACAATATGGCCATATGTATACCCATATAGTTCAAGAACTTAATAGAAAATATCATTTTTTTGGATTCGATGAAAAAATAAATCCCCCTGTTGATTGCGGATTTAGACCTCTTGATCCAAGATCACTCTTTCATAACCATATCCTACTCGAAAATGAATACCATCTTTTGACTGAAGACTCCCGTAATTTAAGTTTAGAGTAGTATAATTAAAAAATATAATGGCAGACCAAAAAATATCACAATTAACAGAATTAACTTCAGCTGACTCAGTAACTGACTTCTTGCCAGTTGTAGACTCTGGCGCAGATGAGACCAAAAAGATTAGATTTAGTAATTTGCCGCTAAGTGATTCGGCTAAAAACTCTGTGTATACGTATACTACAGACTTTCACAGTGCTGTGGAGCAAACACGGAACATTACTGCTCCGTTGACTTATAGTCTGTATTACGGCGACGACACTACTTTAACTAGCATCTATATTGGCAGCAATGTTCCTAGTATTGACCCTTCTGCATTCGTTGGTTGTACCGCCCTGACAAATGTAACCATTGGTAACAGCATCGCAAGCATCGGTAATAATGCATTCAAAGACTGCACTAGCCTGACGAGCATCAACATTCCCGACAGTGTCACCAGCATCGGGATTAGCGCATTCAGTGGCTGCACTGACCTCGCGAGCGCCACCCTCCCAAATAATGTTGGCTTCACCAGAGTCGAAGATTACTTATTCTTTCACTGCACTAGCCTGTCGAGCGTCACCATTCCTGACAGCGTAACCTACATCGGGGATGGCGCATTCCAAAACTGCGACTTGACGAGCATCACCATCCCAGACAGCGTTTCCACCATCAAACAAAGAGCATTCCAAGGCTGTGACAGGGTAGAAAGTCTCACCCTCCCAAACAACGCTGGCTTTACTACCATTGAGCAATTCACATTTGCTGAATGTAGCGCTTTACTGAGTTTGACCATACCCAATACCGTAACGACTATAGATTCGCACGCATTCCGCAACTGTATACTACTAGGGACAATAAACTGCCTAGCTACAACTGCTCCTGCCTTGGGTTCTAATCCGTTTTCTGGTGTAGCGGCTACAGAGATTCACGTTCCAGTAGGAGCAACAGGATACGGAACTACATATGGAGGTTTGACGGTCGTCTCCGATTTATAGTTGACTGTTAATATAATTTAATCTTTAAAAATCATGGCAGACCAAAAAATATCAGACCTCACAGAAATAACTTCAGCAGACTCGGCAGTAGATTTTTTACCAGTTGTAGACTCCAGCGAAAGTAAAACTAAAAAAATTAAATTAGCCAACTTTCCGCTTA